ACTGCTGGTGGCGACCCTGAACCCTCCGGGCTCACTCAAAGATTGTTTGTTGTTCGTCAAAAATCGATCTCGAGTTCCGTGTAGAACGGAGTTTCGATGACCTCGTATACCGTGCCAGTTATCACCTGCTCACAGAGCTCCTGAAGGTCGTCCCAACCAAGAAGGTAAGTGTCGGCCACCCAATAAATCCAATCATCATCGCTGATGCGGACAGGGCAACTAAGCACCGCGTTCTTGATTTCGGCGGGCGTAACCATCCCAGATATCTTGAGGAACCACGAATCGTGTTGAAGCGGTCCATGTTCATCAAGATGACTCAGAATTTTGTGGTGTTCAAACCGGTTTAGGAACATACGCGCCATTAATGGGGCATGGCGATATTCATAGGCGTGGGCTAAAGCCTTGCCAGCCATATAAACGTCATTCGAAACGGAGGGGTTCTTGCAAGCTCTAGTATTGAAGCGTGCGAGTGTCTTGCCGATTTTGGGGACAAGACATGGGGTTGGAGTACATGAAACAAGACGTCTGGAGAGAAAAGTTAAAGCACCGTTGAACTCGATGTGCTTGTTGCCTTTCAACTTCATCTCAAACCTGGTAACGCAGTTTTCCCACTCTTTGATGCTTATGTTCTGTTGCAATACACCAGCCAAATCGTCGCCGAGGATGACCGCTCTGGCGTTCGTGACTGATTGTTGTTGCATGGCAACAGAAAACATCACAGCATTAAATGCTGAGTTGCGGAATGTGGTCGCAGTCGTGCCGGTTGGGAGTTGGTATTTGAGTGTGGCTTTGATTCCGGCCGACCACCCATATACGTCATACTCCTCGTTGGCTTCTTGCATCCACAAGCGTGTGTATGGATCGAAGTTCAATTTCTTAAGAAAGGCATCGATGATGACTTCTCCGACTTCTCTTACCTGCTCTCGGTCATTGGCACTGTAATCACCCTCAACCACCGTCTGACATTTGGGATCAGCAGACAGGTGGGAACATAAGAAAACATCGTCTTTCTTGTAAGCAAAGCGGATGTCGGCGGGACCAAGGCGCGCACCGCCTTCGTCTGTGTCCAACAAAGCGCACAATCGTTCCATAGCGACCATCATTGCTGGGCCGGTTAGAGCGTTGTGGGCATCGCTTCCGATGTAGATCACGCGGGGCGCCCATGACGGGTCCTCGCGCTTGAGTAGTGTTTCGATTTTGACCATGAGAGTCTTGTTTCTAATGTCGCGTTTGTCAACGTCGGCAATATGGTACCACGCATCCATCATACGGCGCCGTTTAGGCTCGTCGAACTTAGCAAGCCACCGCTCTCGATCCAGGTCGTTCTCGACCCAAGGTTCAAAGAGTTCAGGCAACTTGTTTATCGTATCGACTGCCATCCGTAACTCTCGAGAACCCATCTTGTGCTGGGGACCCTGCTTCATCGTGTTGCTGCGCTTGTTGAAGGCGGCCAGCAGTGAAACAGGATCTTGGCTGGTGACAACTGGGATGTTGCCTTCCAAGACGGGCCCCAGGATGTTGACAGGGTCGTCAACATTCGCAGGGTCGAAAGTGTATTCGTCGAGCCTGTGCGGCACTACGAAATCAAACGGGCGGTCGGGGATGACTGTGGCCCTCTCACCAATGTCTAGCGACGTGTACTCAGCGTGATCCTCGCTGACTAGTACTTGCCGGTCACCACCAGCTCGCAACTTCCTGTTGAGATTCTCAACAGAGTGGAGCTGGCGGTGAGTGGACATGGGAGAAAGATAAGACTTGTTAGTTTGTTAGTTG